GGATCCACAAATCTATTTACAACTGCTGCTCGCACTAGAGGACATATAAGTGTCTCTGGATCACTAGCATACAACAGTGGAACTGGTGTTATTTCTTATACTACACCTGACACTGACGGTGTTTCTGAGGGTTCAACCAATCTTTACTTTACTAATGAGAGAGTCGATGACAGAATTGATGCTCTCTTTACAGCAAGCACTGGTATCACTAAAGTTTATGATGATGCCGCTAACACATATACAATCTCAGTAACACAGTCTGATATCAATACTGACAATGTAACTGAAGGTTCTACTAATCTATTCACTACTGCTGCAAGAACTCGTGGACACGTTTCTGCTGGTGGAGATCTTGCATACAACTCAAGCACTGGTGTATTCAGTATAACCAAGTCTTCTAAGGCAGACTTAGATGTAGATCACCTCATCACATTGAGTGGTGTATCTGCTGCATCTGATAACCTTGGCACTTTCACTGGCACAACTATTGCTGATGATGAGACTACTAAGGGTGCATTACAAGACCTTGAGACTGCTGTAGAAACAAAACTTGCATCCTCTGCTGTTAGTGCATTCGGTGCAACTCTAGTAGATGACGCTGACGCTGCTACTGCCAGATCCACATTAGGATTAGGCACTGCTGCTACTACTGCCTCTGGTGATTATGCTACTGCTGCACAAGGTACAACTGCTGACAACGCACTCGCTGCGTCTGCTGTAAGCACCTTCGGTGGCACTCTGATTGATGACGCAGACGCTGCTGCTGCAAGGACAACTCTTGGACTTGGCACTGCTGCTGTTTCTGCTACAGGAGACTTCGCTACTGCTGCACAAGGTGCAACTGCTGACGCAGCAGCACCATTAGCATCTCCTACACTGACAGGTACACCAGCTGCACCTACTGCTGCTCAAGCAACTAACACAACACAGATTGCTACCACAGCATTTGTCCAGTCTAATTTGACTGCTGCATTACTTCGCACTGCTCTTGGTATTGTATCAGCAGCAAACGATGGTGCTTCTGGTCTTGCATCTGGAGAGATGTATTTCAATACCACGTCTAACACCTACGTACTTGTAGCATAATGGCATCACCAAATACCAAAGCTGAATTAAAAGAATATGCTTTACGCAGGTTAGGTAAACCTGTCCTAGAGATCAATGTCTCTGATGATCAATGCGATGACGCAATTGATTACACTATTCAGAAATTCCAACAGTATCATTACGATGGTATGGAAAGGGTTTATCTTAAGCATAAGATTACCCAGGATAATATTGATAGAGCAAAGGCAGATCAAGATACTGCATCTACCTCATCTGCTGGAAATGATGCATGGCAGGAAGGTAATACTTACATAGAAATACCACAACATATACATTCTGTTGAAGGAATTTTCTCCTTCACTGATAAAGGTACTGCAAACATGTTTGATATTAGATATCAAATGCGTTTGAATGACTTGTATGACTTTACGTCTACACAGTTTTATCATTATTACATGATACAACAACACTTGGGAACTATTGATTTCTTATTAGAAGGAATCAAACCTACTCGTTTCTCAGCAGTTCAAGATAGATTATATCTTGACTTTGATTGGACAACTGATGCTCTAGTTGATACTTTTATTGTTATCAAAGCATGGAGAGCACTAGACCCAACCACATGGACTGAGATATACAATCAGATGTGGGTAAAGGACTACACTGCTGCTAAGATTAAGAAGCAGTGGGGTCAGAATATGACCAAATTCCAAAACGTCCAGATGCCTGGCGGTGTTACTCTCAACGGAGAGATGATATATAACGATGCTGTCCAAGAGATTAAAGAACTTGAAGAGCAGCTTCGCACCGTTTGGGAGACTCCACCACTAGACATGATAGGATAAATGGCAACTAACACTTATTTCACTCAAGGTACAACTGGTGAGCAAGACCTTCATGAGTCTCTTGTCACTGAGCAAATTAAGATGTTCGGCAAGAATGTATATTACATCCCTCGTACACTGGTCAAAACTGACAGTGTTTTTGGTGAAGATACTATGTCTAAGTTTGAGGGAGCGTTTGAAATCGAAGCGTATATAGAAGATAACACTGGGTTCCGTGGTGACGGAGACATGTTTAGTAAGTTTGGTGTTCAGATATCAGACCAAGCAACCTTTGTTGTATCACGTACAAGATTTACTGCTGCTGTAGATGACAATGCAGAATTGATTGTTGAGGGTAGACCTAACGAGGGAGACCTTGTATACTTCCCTATGGCAAATAAGATATTTGAGATACAATTTGTTGAGTATGAAGTACCATTTTTCACGTTGGGTAAACAGTATACTTGGGGACTACGATGTGAACTCTTCCAGTACAGCGACGAAGACTTCGAGACTGGAATTACAGCGGTTGATGCAGTTGAGGTCAACTATGCCAATGCAATAAGTGTTAACGTTGCTGAGGGTGGTAGTGGAGACTATGTTGCTGAGGAGATTGTTACAGGTGGTAACTCTAATGTAACTGCCACAGTCAAGTCTTGGAATAGTGCCACACGTCAGTTGGTTGTATACAATAGGTCTGGTATCTTTAGTATACCTGAGACTATTACTGGTGATACATCTAGTGCTGCATGGACAAGTGCTACATATAACACCATAAATAATCAAAATGATGGCATTGATGCTAACTTCGTTATTGAAACACAGGCAGATGGTATCATTGACTTCACTCAGGGTAATCCCTTTGGTGAATTTGGAAATAAAGGAAGTAGTATCTAATGTTAGGCACCTATTCATATCACGAAATTATCAAGAAGACAGTTGTCGGATTTGGTACTCTGTTCAATAATATTGAATTGCGTCGTATAACCTCAGGCAAGACAGAGGTTATGAAAGTTCCTTTGGCATATGGTCCAAAGCAAAAGTTTTTAGCTAGAATAAATCAGATAGGTCTTAACAAGACTTCAGTCCAGATTACATTACCTCGTATATCATTTGAGATACAAGGGTTTAATTATGATGCGACACGTAAGGTTTCACCTACCCAGAAGGTAAGGAAGACGCAGGGAGACAAGAGTGTTAAACAAGCATTCATGCCTGTCCCTTACAATCTGAATTTTGAATTAGCTATTATGGCGAAGAATCAAGATGATGGACTTCAGATTCTTGAGCAGATTCTTCCCGTCTTTCAACCATCCTTTAACATCACCATGAATTTGGTTGATGTATTAGGAGAGAAGAGAGACTATCCTATTACTCTTACATCTATCGATTATGAAGATGTATATGAGGGTGACTTCGATACACGTAGGACATTAGTCTATACGTTGCAGTTTGTTGCGAAGACATATCTATACGGACCTGTTACCGACTCCTCAGTCGTTAAGAAGGTACAAGTGGATTACTCTACAAAACTTGATAAGACTGCACCACGTGAAGTTCGTTATACAGTTGAACCTGATCCAGTTAATGCAGGTCCAGATGATGATTTCGGATTCAGTGAAATGACTTCTAACTTCGTTGATGCTAAAGATTGGAATCCAGTGACGGGACAAGATGAGTAAAACATATGATGGTATTGAGGAGGCTTTAGATGTCGAAACCTCTATCGTTCCTAAAACGGACGGTAAAATGGATATCGTTCCAACGTCAACTAAAGATCAGCTCAAGAAGGATTATGAGTACACGAGGGGTAATCTATACTCCCTTATCGAAAAGGGTCAAGAAGCGGTTGATGGAATCTTGGAAGTCGCTCAAAGCAGTGATCAACCAAGAGCATACGAAGTAGCAGGACAACTCATTAAACATGTAGGAGATGTTGCTGACAAACTCGTAGACCTTCAAAAGAAGGTAACAGACATTGAATCACCTAAGGGTGGCACAACAAAAGAAGTAACTAACAACACCATGTTTGTTGGTAGTACAGCAGAACTTGCGAAGTTTCTAAAACAAAAGCAAGATAAATAATCTAGTATAAGGTATCTTAAACCATGTCGGTATTAAATGTAATTGACACACAGACAATCAGTGCATCTGGTACTGGCTATATTGTAGTCAAGTCTGGTGTCCTAAGAGTCTATAGTGCAAGTGCATCTACCATAAAGATTGATGCTGGACCTGCAATCACACTTGCAGCAGCAACACCTGAGTTGATCTCTTGCGGAAAACCAAAGTCTTCAAGGATTAAGGCAGCAACTGATGCTGCTGCTATGGTAGTAACCGTGGATCACGGTGGTACACCAGCACACACGTTTGCAGTAGGAGATTATATTGCTACTGTTGATGGTGGTGACACTGATGGATTTACTTCTGACTTTGAGTCAGCAGCATCATCAGGTAAGAAAGTAACTGCAATCTCAGATACTACTATTACAACAGACTATAATTCAGGTGGTGCTTCTGCTGACTATGCAGTATCAAGTGCTGATGTCATTGCTGGCACATTACCACAAATACAGAGAGCAGTCTTGCTTACTGCTGGTGGTGCTGACGTTGTAGTAGAACAAGTCCAAATCGTTGGTGGGTAACATGCTATCATTTAAAGAACAACAAGCAGAATCATTCATTACCGAGGAGTGGAACAGTGCAGCGATTGACGTTGCTGCTGATTACTTCCTAGATGAAGGTATCAATGAAGAAGGTATTGACCTCATCGTTGAGGAAGTCGGACTAGAAGATTTTGTTGAGTATATACTCGACCCTCCATCTGAAGATTTGATGGAAGAAAGGTCTGCCAAGAGAGCCGCTGCCAGTGCTCCCTCATATGAGAAGGTAAAGGCAAAGGTTGACTCTGGAGATGCTGCAAGGAAGAAAGCAGGTAAGGGTGAATATGCCAAGACTGCTGCTGCCAAGCGTAACTATGGAGACGAGGATAATACAAACTATGATGACAAACCAGCTGCCAAGAAGAAGACAGTTGCTAAAGCAAAGACTGCTCCTAAGCCAAAGGCAAAACCTAAGGTTGTTGAGATCAAGAAAAAGGTTGAGAAGTCAGTCCCCAAAGCTAAGGCTGCACAACCTGATAAGAAAGCAACTAAGAAAGGTCTCCTCAGTAAGATTGGTGACACTGTTAAGAAAGGTGTCGAAAGACATCAGAAAGCAGTAAGTGATACCAAAGCAGCATATAAGAAGCAACGTGCTAAGGGTAAGGTACCTGAGAAACGTGCTAAGGAATTTGCAGCAGGTGTTAAATCTGGTGTGAAGACTGCTGTTAAGTTTGCTAAGGATGTCAAGAAGACTGTATCTGAGGAAGCATACGATCATTACAAGGATGCTACTTTAGAAAGAAGGAGAGTTCAATCCTATAAGGATAGCAAGCCTTCTACTGGAGCAACTGCTCGTAAAGATGACAAAGAGAAGAGCAGAAAGGCATTCCAAAATGTTGTCAAGAACCTTAAAGCACGGTATGGAGATGATTCAGTTTTGACTAATAAGACTAATGAGTCAGTAGATTTACAAGAGTTATCTTCTGACACCCTACGGTCAGCATCCCAAGCTGCTGATAAGGATAGAGGAAAGAAAGCAGCTGCTGGAGACAGAGAAGGTGCTAAGAAGAGAGTTGCGCAAGCATCTAAATTCTATTCTGCATCTGCTGCTAAGAGGAAAGAAGAAGGCAAAACTGGTGCTAATTACTCTGAAGAGTATGAAGTAACTAATGCTGACAAGAAGGGTAACACCCCTGCATATCAAGCATATAAGGCAGGTAAGAAGAATGCCAAGACAGGCAAACCTCTATACAAAGCTGCTGCTCATATGAAGGAAGGTGCTGCTACTGCTGAGGCTGCTAAGAAAGAAGCAGTACTTAAGAGTAAAGAAGACAAGAAAGTCGCTGAAAAGAAAGCACTCCGTAAAGAAAGTGAGTGTAAGGAAGGTAATGGGTATTGGGACTACCATGAGAAGGAAGGATTGAAGAGATTCACTGACTTCATTCAAGAAGGTAACCCGACCACTCGCATGATGAGTAAATCATCATCGCAGCAGACTGGAAACATCAGTGCTGACAGGGGGTCAGACGTAAAAAAGAATCGTGAGTCCCGTAAGGGGCTCGAAAAAGACCTCAAGAAGAAAGGAATAGGGTACAAGAAAGGTACTGGTGAATACAAATATGACGATGGGTCCAAGGGACGTGAAGTTTCGTATCAAACTTCCCCTGCCAAGGGCATGTCGAAGCGAAAGTTTGGTAAAGTAATGAGACGACTTGGGAGGAAGCACGGTCAAGAATCCGTAATCACTAAAGATAAGAACAAACCAGCACGTTTACATGACACTGAGTCTAAGAAACCAGGTAAGTCAGTAAACATTGGTAAAACCAAGCCTGGTAAGCATCCTGACGGTGCTGGAGAAACCTCTGGTACTAAGGTAAGGAGCAACAAACTATCCAAGAAAACCAACAAACCAAGTTATCATTATGGCTGAAGAAAGACGCAAAGTATGTAAGTATTGTGGACTAACCCCACCTCAGGGGCACGGTCGTCCTTATACATACATAGAGAAACACGAAAGAAACTGTCCAAAAAACCCAGATGTAAAGCCATGAACTGCGTAAAGAAACAATTTGATAAAGTTGTCGAGTGGGACAAGGCTCTGATCAAGAAGATGCAG